GCGTTACCACCATGACCCCCCGCCACATCCACGCCCGACATTGGGTGTACACGCCGTTGCAACTGGCGGTAGGGTCTAACGGGTGGATTTTCTTCCCGCATTTCGGGCAGCAGTACCACCACCGCCCGGAAATCTTCTGTACCATGTTCATTCCTTTCCCGGTGCATCTGTGGCGCATTTGGCGCACAAACCGACACTAACGGGGGACAATTCAGACAAACATAATACAGGCGTTTCCCATTGGGAATACTGCGGTTTTCTGCTTTTCCACTCATGGGGAACGCCTATATTATACTAAATTATTATAGTACGCCATACCATCAGCGGCATCTTTGTACGCCTTGCTGCTCTGGTGCTCCCGCACTGCATCACGTATGAATTCCCCAGTAGTTCCCTTTGCAATGGCTTCTTCCAAATCTTGATAAATTTTCATGAATTTTCTCCAATAGCAGAAATCTCGCAAAATCACAACAGCAACGCAGCGGCGGGTGAAATCTTGTTTTTCTTCTCCACTTTGTATTTCATAATGGTGTTGCAAAAGTACCTGATATCATCCATAGCGTGATCGTTATCTTTCACTACCGCGTCCTCCGTTTTCCTATCGTCCCACCGGTATAGCCCGAACTCCCGAATGGAATCCGTGCAACACCTGTGAATTTTTATATTCCCGTTCTTGAGATATACCGCCGTGCGCCGAATGCCATCAAGAACGGCGTTGTCTGCCTGCTGGACGCGGAATCCACGGCGTTTCAGGGCGGTAATAAAAGAAGCCGCCGAAGGGTCAATGACCGCCCTCTTGATTTCGTAGCCGTCCGTCAGGCTCTCCACAGCGTCGCAATATTCCTCGTCTGTGAGCTGCTTATAGTTGGCTCTTCCATCGTAGTAATACTCTTTGATTCTTACCGCCTTATTACCATCCACAGCCCACAACCCGCATGAAAATGGATTCAGGGTGCCGTAGTCGATGCTTATGTAATAATCCGCGAATTCCGGCACTTCATCCGTGATATTCACTTCGGAAAAATCATATACAAGCCCCTCTGCCAGCGTCCATTTCCCCAGAATGTACCTATCATAGAACACCGTTCCGGCATATTCTTTTTTCAGATTTTCAACAAAAGCGGGGGGTAAAAATGGATTATCGTCTATTGTGTATTCTTGGCTGAAAATATCGGCATCACTATCAAGGAATCTCTTAAGCCAGTGGTTGGGATACTGTGGATTGTATGTGCCATCGAAGCAGGAATACTCCTTATCAAGCCGGCTTTTCAGGAGGGCAAAAACTTCCTCCGACCAGTCCGCGACCTCGTCGCCGTAGCAATACTTGATAGACGCGCCGCGAATCTTCGATACTTGAGACACTTTTTCCGCGCCAAGGCAATAACACTTCTCGCCAAAAATCCATGCTGTATTATCGCTGGAAATTGCCCCAACAAGTTTATCCCCGTACAGATTCCGCATAGGCTCTAGCACGTTTCGCTCTATTGTGGATTTTGTAACGCCCAAAATAATGGAAAGCCCATCTTTCCCGGCTCGTTCTCGAATCCGCATGGGAATAATCCATTTGAAATCAAGATATGTTTTCCCGCTTCGGGTCGCGCCGCCCTTGAAATTCCATCGGTGATTCCCATACCTTGCAAATTCAATCTGTTTCGGGCTTAATAGCATCTCTAAACTCCTTAATTAGCCCATCCAGCTTATTGAGACTATCATTGCCGCTTGCCGTGTTTCTTGTGGCCTTATCGACAATAATTCCGAAAGATGTTGCAATCTGGCTTAATGTTGCGGCTGAAATCTTTTCGGGGTCTGTGAGCGCTTTCAGATGCAAGGTGATTGCTTCTTGCATCGCCTTTTTTTGTGATTCCATGTACGCCATCATGTCGGCGGTATTCTCTTCTTTTTTTTCCTGCACTTTTTGGGCGATATCCGGTGAAGCGCTGACAATCCTTTTCACAGTCTGGTGAGTTACGCCATGCTTTTTTGCAACGGCGCTGTACGACTGCATTTCTATCCAGTCGGCGATTATTCTTTTTTTCTTCCGATCTGTAATCCTTGCAGCCATAGCACCACCTCTCATGCAAAATAATTGGCGCGAGGCCGATTCAAACGGCCTTCTGTTGGGGAGAGAGCGCCCAACTCGTTATCTACCGCGCCATGCAAAAAGAGGCTCAGGAACAACCCCAAGCCTCTTGCGCTTTTTCTTTTTTACCAGTATAGCACATTCAAACCGAAAAATCGTCTCATTTTTTTCTCATTTTTCAGCTTTCAGTCTGCCCATACAGGCATAGAGTGAAATGTCGTAGTGCTGAATCCCGGCGGCGGTAAACCTGAGCTTTTTCAACTCCAAGTTCTTCACACAGGGCGTCAACGTTGCCTCTAGCGGGGCTTATGTAGAATCTGCTCAGTATCTTCTTTTCATCGACGCTAAGCGATTCAAGCCCGGAATCCACAAGTGAAACCCATTTTCTCGCCTGTTCCAGCGAACGCGCCAGTTCCTCACGGTGAACGATATTCGATAGCATCATATCTTCCCGGCCGGAGCCACCGCCGCTTACCGGCGTACCGTCAGCCGTGGCGCTTCGGATACTCTGCATAGCGGATTCCAGCCGCGCCATTTCTTCGGGAATGCTTTTCAGGGACTGTTTCTTTGCACTGTACTCCTTTAGCTTTTCAATGGCCTCATGCTTCCAGTTCATTCCGTTCCTCCTTGTGTATTTTATTAAATCCCTGTATAGATATACACAATACACACAAAATATAAGATTATATTTAATATATACTATACAGGGATAAAGCTATAATATTAAATTCCGTCTCCTGTTTTTCGTTTTCGCCCTCCTTTCGGTGCAATCCTTCCCAGGCGGGCAAGGCCGCTTTTCCCCGTGGACGAATATGTAATTGCAGCACCGGCTGCCTTCATAATATCCGAAGAAATACCAACACCCAACGCAATGCTTCCTGCTATCCTTGTACTCCATGTTGCTCCCCTAGAGAACAGGAAATCTCACAGCCCCGTCGAGCATCCCGGTTTCTTGGCATATCATAAGCAACTTTGTCTGCGCCGTCATCCGAATTTCAGCCGGTGCCCGTTCCGTTGCCGTGTGCAAGACGGAAATACACTCAATCCCCTTTCCCTTGTCCACAGACAGCACATAGGACGCCGCAGATACCGCAGAGGCGAACCACTCCGGGACGTTGCCGTAGGCGTATTTTGCAAACATCCTCCGGAGAATCTTTTCCGGGTCAGATTCTTCCTGCTCGATGGTGGTTATCTCCCATTCCCCGGACTTGGCGACCTCTTTCACTGTTTCGGTCAATTTTTTTGCAAGCATCTCGCGTGCAGTCTTCATAAGTAACGCATCATCAAATTTGAAATTCTGTTCTGCCATTATTCATGTACCTCCAATTCCTTATTTTTCCTGTCTCTGTCATATTTCAGAGCTTTCAGAAGTTCTTCCCGATTCACCCGGATACCAATTTTTATAATCGCCTGTACTACGGCATCTCCGATAGCATCCTGGAAGTCGCTTAAATTCAAGCTGGCAGGTGGGGTGTAGCCGTTAAGTTCTTCCATTTTCATCCACCTTTCGCTCCCCATAACTGCAAAAATCATTGCCGTCTACCTCATTTGGGGACATGCCCTGCTCATATTGCCAATGATAGCAATACCCAAATGGTGTTCCTCCATTGTTGGTGGGGTGCTTGCCTATTTCCTCAAATGTAATGCAGTCCCGGCACCTTACCACTGGGACGGCATCAACGGTAGGTGTCTTTTCAAGCACTTCGCATATAAGTTTATGCGAATAACCATCTGGCTCATATGCGGGGCTGATATCGTACTCCGTATTTTCAAGCGCGTCCTCAAATTCGTCTGCATCAATCACCCTCATAAAAATTCTCCTTCCTCGGCATCTCTTTCAGCCAGCGTCTGACAGCTGGGAGTGACCCTTGCACCAGCGTTCGATTGCTCATGATAATATGTGATTCTGTAGTCCTGTTGGGGCAAGCCACGCACTCGCACCTGTAGGGGTTGCTGCTCCAATTATCCCGGAAAGGGCAACTGGAGTTGAAACAGTCTGTCACTCTCCATCGCCTCCCTTCGGTGGCGCAGGCATTGGCCTCCAGCGCGTAATTTCTCCCGGCTCTCGCTTAAAGTTCCCTGCTACCCACGTTCCATCATCGGATATGTAGCCTTCTCGCACTATCGGGAATGGCTCTTCACCGGGCATTTCAACCAGAACGGATACGAAGGCATCAGGTAATTTCTCACTGCGCGGAATCCATCGCTCCGTTTTTACTTCCTCCGGCGAAAGCCCCGTATCCTCATATTGTGCAAGGCGAGTATAGAGTTTCTGCACGATGCAGCCATTTCGGCACCCACCCGGCTTATTGCTGGGGCGTATGCAATAGTTATCCTGCCCGCAGCATTCCCACGGATCAAGATTTTGCCAGTGTTCAACCGTCAATCGTTTCATCGTTTTCCTCCTTCGGCAATTCTGGAAGCGGCTTCCAGTGGGTGATGTAGCTTGCCCACGGTTGAACATCTTCACTGTCGATCAGAGCGTTTATAACCGTGCCTCCGTCCATGCTCCAAACCTTCTGCTCGTGGCAGTAGTTAGCAACTGTAACCACCGCATTTTCGCCCATATCGTCCCAGATGTCCCGATACCTGTATCGGTATGCTACGATGTATTTTTGCCAGACTTCATCGCTCTCCGGCAACCTCTCACTGCACGGAATCCACCTTGTCCGTTCCAACGCCTCCATGCCCATTCGGCAGGCTTCGTTCACCTCGTCCATGCCGTCGTAATGCTCCCGGTGTCCCGGGTCAAGAATTTCAATTGCTCGGTCAATCGTCATCGCCCTTATCCTCCTTATCCTCCAAGAGGTGCTGAACAGCGAGCGTGTTCAAAACGTGTGTAAATTCCAAAATATCCCAATTGTTATGGGTAATTCGCCCCGCAACAACGCGCATTGCGAACAGCATAGCGGTTAAATCCTCCGTGAAATCGCCGCCCAAATACATCTTTGGGAGTGCCGGTAGCTCACGATCTTCCTCATCTTTGTAAACGTCCGCTAACGCAGCTCCAAAAATTGATGTTTTCATAAACAAATCCATGATTACTCCTCCAAACGCATTTTTGCACCGCAATGGCAATACGGATATCTCCGGCAAGCCTCGCCGTATTCTCCGGCTTCCAGCAGGTGGTGCAAGTCGATATTGTCTACCTTGCGCCCGCAGATGGAGCATTCCAGGCAGAGGGTCATTTCATCTGCAAGCCGGATATTCCAGTTCCCATGCCGCACCGGCTCCACGTCGGCGGCGGGAATTCCATCTATCACTTCCTGAATGTTTTTCATCCCAAAGCCCCAATCGCAATATCCGTCTGGGAATCTCTCACACACGTCAGCGTCAGCATTTTCAAAGGCTTCTTTCAGCGCCTCCCGGCTAATGTAATCACTCATTTCAATTCCTCCAAAGTAATCTGCCCATCAATGGGCGTATTGTCGGCCTCTTTCCGCTTCCGTTCCGGGACGACTTCTCTCACAAGGGGGTTGCGGCTTATTGCCCGATTGAATGCCCCACAAGCCATCCATCGTCCCGCCCAGTCCGTCGCTTCACTATGGGTAATCCCGTATACTTTGCATTTGCAAAGCACTTTATCGTGATACTTGCCCTTTATGAAGTTGCTACACTCCCGGCACGTATGCCCATCCAAAACGCCGAAAAACCGGTGCATTAGAGCAAGTTTACGTAAAGCCATTATAGTTCCTCCACATAGCACCAACTCTGGGGCTGGCGTTTGATATGACCGCCATTTTCGCAATATGCACACCCATATTCATCGCACACACGGATTTTCCACAACGATTCTTTCAACCCCGGAAGACAGCAGTTGCAAGAAGAAGCGCCGCGCTTCCCATCCAAGCCGCTCTCTGTTCCAGTCTTTCACCGTATGATCGCGATTAAAAAGGCGTATCGCGCTGGCCGACGTCAGGTATGTACACGGCGGGTGTGCAATCAGCATATCCCACTTCCCAACATCATGCGCCTGCCCGTCCATAGTGGTCACGTGCCCTCCCTCGAGAGCTTTCAGGGCATCACCAAGGATGTGCCATTCAGGTTTCCCGCCGGACGGCTCCTGAATATCGCAGGAATAGGCCTCATGCCCCAGCGCCCGGAACGCCTTGCACACGGTTTGCGATTCCTCGCAGGCTATCAAAACTTTCATTTCTCCCCCTCGCTTTCTGCCGGGGCTTTGAGCCATTCCAACCTGCATTCCTCGCATCCCGGCATATTCTCGCAGATATCTTTACGCCCCTCGCAAATAAACGTTCCGGTGCTGAGTAACTTTGCCAGCTCCTCATCCGTCATGTTCCGGATGCGGTCGGCGTTGGTCATCGGCTCATACCGGTCTTTCAGGCCTTCATCGTGAATGCAACCGTCACAAGCCGCCCATCCATCCGGGTCAATTCGGTGCTTGCAGCTGGAACACTTGCCAGATTTATTCTCCATCACTCTCAGCCTCCACAAACTCCCCGTTTTCCAGCATGTACGGCGTATCCGCTTTGATTTTTTCGCCATCGATATACTCCGTTTTCACACATACCGGAACGCATCGTTGCTTTGCTCCATCGTATTTCCACTCTGCAAGTGTAATCCAGCAGCCAATTGACGCTTTTACCACAGAGCCATGTCCGGCGCAGCAAATCACGGAATCGCTTCCAGTGCAGTTAATCCGGGCGGAGTCCCCGGAACTGCCAATCCGGGCGGAGTCCCCGGAACTGCCAATCTGGGCGTAGTACCCGGAACTGCCAATCTGGGCGTAGTACCCGGAACTGCCAATCCGGGC